GTTTCCAAAGAAAGGAGCTAATGTATGTCCTCGTGGCGTGACGACGTCATCTTCACTGACAGCTGGAAGAACCAGTACTGTTACAATGAAAACGGGCCTGAAGGCCCCTGGAAGAACTATCTTTCCAAGACCTCGACGTGGGTCACGAGAACATATAGGAGCTTATCGACCGCGACGCAGCCGAATAGTACGGGAGAATACTACCTCCCTACCAATTACCATGCGTTTCGGTTCCTAGGTGGTTCCGAATCTTACCTGTATTGGTACCGGACCCGAGCCTCCGCCACAAAGCGGTGGGAACGGGGGAAATCCGGAACCAATGAGCCATTCAGCCATATGGAAACATACGGCTGTTTGACGACGTTCCCTCACTACCCTGCAGTTCCCGGCGCAATAGTTTCGCGCGCCGAGAGCAAAATTCACAGGGCGATAAAAAACGGTGAGTGGAATGCGGGACAGACCTTGGGCGAAATGTCCGAGACTCTGGCATTCATAGCACTAACTGCCGGCGCGGTTCTTTCCGCGTACAAAGCCGTCCGCAAGGGTAACTTCACCCGAGCGGCGGATCTCCTTAGCGTAAAGCGACGGACGATCAGTGGTGCGAAATCTGCCTCCGCGGCATGGCTCAGCCTTCAGTTTGGCTGGAAACCCATGCTTAGCGACATCTATAATGCAGTTCACTTCATTACAGATGGTCTGAAAGCCAATCCGCCACTCTCCTTGGTGGCGATTGAGCATGACGACGGCTTTGGGAAACCATCGTTGTATAGTGCCTACAATGAACTTGGCACTGTGAATGGTACCTTTAAGCGAGGAGTCGAAGTCGGTGTAACGTATACCGTCAAGAATCCCGCGCTCTATGACGCGACGAAGATGGGTTTGACAAACCCTCTCAGTCTCGCATGGGAGTTGCTACCGCTTTCTTTTGTGGTAGACTGGTTCATTCCGATAGGTGACTTTGTTGATACTGTTCAACGCCCGATGGGCTTGCAGTTCCTCCATGGTTACATATCAACTTGGACGAAGTGGTCGGCAACGATCACTTACGTGAGTGGCCCATTCTTTCAGGGCCCGAATGGAAACTTGCCTAAAGTCCGTGGCTCACTTTCGTCGATGAGACGTGAAGTGCTCCTCGGATGGCCGATGCCGGTGCCGTACTGGGACCCCACTCTCGGTGGTTCCAAGACGGTATCGATCGCCTCCCTACTGACCAGCGCGATGCATTTTCGCTAAGTGTTTTAGGTCAGTATTACCGTGGTCTGGGTTTTGCGTCCCAGGTCCAAAATGAAAGGCCTAACATGGCTCAAGCTACCACCCTGACGGTGAATGACCGTCAATCGCCCACGCCGGTCGCACATACCTTCGTGCCCCAGCGTGTGGAAACCGAGATGGCGACCTTTTCGGAGGCCGGAGCCGTTCCCCTCGGGGACAAGCTCTTTTCCATCTCGCGACGTACGACCGCAAACGGCTTTGTCAAATGCCGCGTGCGCCTGGTTGTCCCCGTCGTGTCGACGGACAGTTCGACCGGAACTCCCATCTCTACCC